CTTATGTACCGCTCCATGTCTTACTCTTGGATTGGAATCCAAACTAAGATGAATAAGTTTTCTCCTGACACTAGCTCCTCCCTATGAAGGGAGCTTAGTTTCGACGTCGAATTGCATAACCAGCTAATCGATGGTTTCGTGACAACTGGGGTCCTTTACCCAGCCGGCTGTTCCTGTCACAACAGCTTCCTCCTTCCGTGCGGCTTTCAGCACCTCCACCCGCCATGTAACTTCGGCTCCTCTCCATACCTAGCTTAGACAATAGCCCTTGATAGGGGCATAGACTATCTAGTCTCCGGGGAAATCCGAAGCCACAGGACCCTTAGGGGCGTGGCAAATAGCTTACATTCCGTCCAGACAAGGCTGACGCGTATTAAATTGCAATCTCTCAGGCATTGATTTCGATGACCTCCCATGGAGTACCCGTAATTTCTTACCCTTAAGCTGGAAATTGGACTTTGTCTTTGCAAGCCAATTTCAACCCAAAAGGATGAAGAAGAACAGACGCTCTCACATTTTGTCAACGAATTCGCCCATTGTCGAACTCACTAGTCAGACCTAGTATCTACACTTCCACACTGTGACCGCACCCATTGATATTCAGGGGCAGGCTTCTCAGATTATCGCTTATCAGGCGAAAGAATCCTTATGCCCACCATATCCCTTTTTCGGGGCGTGACCAAACAGTCTGCATGTAGACTTGCTCTTCACACTAGGTAAACTCATCTTACTCGGCCTTCAACCTCCAAGGGTGAAGCAGAGTGTCTGCCTTAGCATTGCTTTCGGTCTCATCTTGGACCGCCTCATGGCTTCACGCCACAGAGGAATCCTTAGATATCCGATTTTTACAATGTTGAAAGGTAGACTCTCCGGAGTAGTCATACATAAACTAACAGCTCTACAGCTGTAACCCTCTCCAGCCTTGCCTAGGCTGCCTCCCGACGTGGCGAATGTACGTACAAGTATGTATATTCCACGTGCTCTCTGGGAATTCCTTAATAAAGTTGGAAAACAAATTAGGGAATTTTTCTAGGCATGAGTCGTACACCGATTTAGGGATAGGACCAATTCTTGAATCGATTAGATTCCTGACTCTCTTCGCTTCCGCGAGAAAGTCAGGGACCCCTATCGAATCAAAAACGGATGAAATCCCACCACTAGCATACGCCTCACCCATTGAAATGGAACCTGGAAGGGAGCTCTTAAAAGGATTTCTCTCTATGTTGAGAGAAGAGAGCTCTACTCTATTTCCAGTTCCTTCAAACCCAAACCCTCCTTTCTCCCTCGCCATATGAAGGTATAGAGGTATCTTATCAAAGAACCTCTTAAAGGATGTAACATAACGACCAAGGTCGGGTTTTAGCTTTTTACAGCGTAAACCCATCTGACGAAAGTTAGCCGCTGCTGATTGCCAAAATTTAAAGGCAGTCTCATCAGTTACTTTGTCGGACACATTGACCTCACAGTCTACATTACTTCCTTTCTTCCTCCCTACCAGTATGCCTTGATTGATATAACCTACATCATTTCTGACATAGCCGTAATATCTAACCGGTATCTCATTTTCGTCCTGTAAATTCATCTTATCCCTTCCGGGAAAGAGAGGTACAGTATCGATTTCAAGATATCTCGAGTTAATCATGGCAAAACGATCTGAGAAGTAGGATTTTCCTACTGATTCAATCAAACCGCACTGGGCTGTCACTTCTCTCCAGATAGGCTGAAGATGATTACCTCCTATAAGGAGACAATCATCGCCATTGATGAGAAGCGGCAAGTCTTTAAGGGAAAAAGTCCTTCCCCACGCTTGTTCAAGAGCGTAACGACATATGGCTGCATTCACTGCACACAATATAGGGAACGAAAGGGGATGCCCCATTAATTGTCCATTGACCATCTCGTATTCTTCGGGCCAAGCCCCGCCTGGAATGTCTTGTGCACATGCCTCCTCGACCTCGCGCCTCGTCATTGGTTGTCCAAATTCATCAACACAAGGTTTATATTTCCTTACTTGTTGAAGGGGTTTTATACCCTGGTGAACCTTCTCATTCGAGATGGTTGACCTGAAAAGTGATTGATCCAAAACCTTTAGAAGGTCCGGTTTATCACAAAACCATGATCGGCACAAGATCCGAGCCGCAAGTGATGAAAGCTTATTCGTAGCGTCTTTGTAATCGCCACTCAAAAACTTCATCCCCACGTCCCAGTACTTGGTAACAATAGATTGTACCACGTCCACAAGACGGTCGCTTCCTTCACCTGTTAGTGAAAAGCAGGGAAATTTCTGAAGATTTTTCCACATATACCTTTGCCAAGGCATTAATGTAGAATAAACTTCATATTCTCCCACGCTTATACTTCGGAATTTGAAGGGTTCAGGAATTGTTCTCATCTGAACTAAAGCACCACCTTCCAAGCTCTCAAACAGCTTTGATGGATTGAGTAGAGGATTTCTATATATCCTCATGTCCTTCATCAAACTAGTTCCTAGGTCAGGAGACTGTAAACATGGTAGTCGGTAGAATTTTTCAAGAGAGCGTGTGTTGAATTCGTGATGATTTTTCCAATTCCAATTAGGCAGAGTTACCTCTGCTTGGTCGAAATTAGAATCATACGCAAATTCATCACCACACTCTTGAACTACCTCTTCCACCATGTACTCCTTTTTCCATTGATCTAGAGTGAAGAACTCAATATCATTTCTTAATGAATGATCATCAAAGACGTCCGAGTAAGAATACGAACATCGGGAATACAACAAATGCTCTCTGTCATAACGATCATAGCGAACGTGCCCAACAAGAGATGGAGGACTAATACGATAGTAAATATCCATTCTATCGTCTCTCCACAAACTCTGCTGAGAAAGGAATTCATAGGCAAAGCCACCTTGAGTTCTAGGTTTTTCCACACATGCACTCTTTGATAGAGTGTAGTTTGGAAGAATCCTGATCTTTTTTGGTGCTTTCTCTTTCAGTTCTCTCCCTGTCCTCGACATTTGATATTTAATTATGTCGTCCATAGGACTAGGTGGAGTCTGAAGAGCAACCATTGTTCCTTCATGAGATTCCCGCCAATCTCGGCAATCGAGTGGTAGTAAACTTTTTTTGAAACCTTGTAGCACAGTATTACGTGCCTCCAGTTTCCTTAGTCCACAACCCTCAATCCTTCGTAACAGACTTCGATTTGCTGTCCGATTCACGAAGAGGTTCCCATCTACGCCCACTATAAACTCTGTCCTTGTCAAATGAGGCTGAGCTTCAACGCGGTTAAACAGATATTGTACGTGGTATTTGAGATTCTTACCCCAAACTCCATTCATATAAAGAATAGAGTTGTGGAGATCTTCCCATAAATACCACTCATCTGTAAATACTTTGTTATAACCCAAAGACCTCAAAAGATCGACTAGTCTATCTGTCGTATCTATCCCATATGAACAAATTACCGGAATGGCATCCACTAAGGGAGCACGATGACAACTTGTCTCATATAACGCCGAACAGTACCCTAGGAAATTACCTACGTATTTGTTGATTCTGAGAGGGCAATAATCCCCATACAGTTCAACAATAACGCGGTCCCAGAGCTCTGCTGATCCAATCGGCTCAACGGTTCCAAAGCAGAACCGAGCTTTCCAGGTTTGAATCGCGACCGTGGAAAGGGCATTGATTGCTCTTTTTCTCTCGACGATTTTCTCCATCGAAAGGGTGTTGGTATATATTTGAATTCGATTTGTTTCAAATCAATGTACC